ACTTAAACTACTATAGTCCAGGTACTTTCTGTGCCTGGATTTTTTATTTAAACAATATACATTTAAACTTATTTTGTATATTTGTTGTAAACCAATATCTTAACCAACATGGAAAACCAACAAAGCCAAGAGAATCTAGATGCTTTAACAGCAGAACAATTGCAAGCTAGAAAAGAAGAGACTAAGAAATTCTTTGAAGAAGCAATTCCTTTCTTACAAGCTCAGCATACATATGAGAAACTCCTTGCAGAGATTGCAGAGTACAAACTCAAGAGACTTGAATTTGATCATCAACATGCTGTTGCTATGTATCATATCCAGAATCCACAGGAATTAGAAGAAGATAGGGAAGAAGAAGGACTTAGCCTAGAAGGAAGAGTTAATCCGGAAACCCAAAAAAGAAAGCTTAAAAAGAATTAGTCATGGCACTTGTTAACCAAGTACAGAAGAGGGTAAGAATGCCCAAATGGGATGTTGTAAAATTTCAGATAATGACTCATTGTTATATTAACAAGATAGCAATGAGTGAGTCTGATTTGAATTGCCTCACTTTACTTAGTTTTAATGAGCCGCTTGAACTTACTCATTTTTGTTATGATGCTTCTTCTGAAGAAGACTGGATATTCAAGTCTCCTCAGACAGTAAGAAACTGTATTAATAAAGCTGAGAAAAATGGATTAGTAACAAAGGATGATGACAACAAGAAGTTAATCAGGTTGAATCCAGAATTAAAGATTCAGACACAAGGTACTATACTACTGGACTATAAATTTTTAGGCAATGATACCCAAGAAGGCCAATAAACTTTATATAGAAGTAGCAGAAGATTTAGATGTATCTGAAGAACTTGTTGAAGCATTCATTGAAGCATATTACAAAGAAGTAAGAGAATGTCTCATTGAACTAAAATATCCAAGAATCAATATGGATGGTTTAGGACATTTTGTTGCAAAAAAAGGATTGGTCAAGATTAATATACCTAAGATACAGAAGGTACTAGAGAACCATGATGTATCTACATTTAAGGCATATTACAGAAAGAAAGGATTAGAAGTAAAGCTTGACCAACTGATACTATTGCAACAAAAGATAATGGAAGAAGAGACCAGAAAAGAAATTTTTAAAAAGAACAAAGATGAGAGCAGTACTAAAGACAATCTGGGAGAATAGAAAAGGAATCCTAGAAGGTATTAAAAACTCTGTAATCAGAGATGAGTTTGTAGAAGACATTGCCAGAATGAGGCATGATATCTGTGATGGATGTGAACACTTAGATACAAAAGGGAAAGAGTGTGCTGTAAAAGGTACTCAACCTTGTTGTGCGGAATGCGGGTGCTCATTATCTTTTAAGACTAGATCATTATCCTCTGAGTGTCCTAAAGGTAAATGGGATGCCATTGCTACAGAAGAAGAAGAAGATAAATTAGATGAACTATGAGCATAGTATTTAACGCAGATGATCACAGTTACAAAAGTATAGATGGTTCTGAAGGAATCAACTGGACAAGTGTAACTACACTTATATCAAGTTTAAAGAAACCCTTTGATGCTAAAGCTGTAGCTGCTAGAGTCACTAAGAATAAGCGTTCTAAGTGGTATGGTATTGAAGCTAAAACTATTGAGCAGATCTGGAAAAATGAAGCTGACAGAGCAGTAACTCTTGGTACATATTACCACAATCAAAGAGAAGCTGACTTATGTTCTTTAGCTTCAATAGAAAGAGAGGGGGTCACAGTACCTGTCATTTCTCCATCAGGAGAACATAATGGTATTAGACATGCTCCTTCACAGAAATTAGATCCGGGAGTATATCCAGAACACATGGTGTATCTTAAGTCTACAGGTATCTGTGGACAATCAGATTTAGTAGAAGTAGTCAATGGTAAAGTAAACATCATTGACTATAAGACTAACAAGGAGATTAAGACAGAATCATTTACCAATTGGGAAGGGGCTTCTGAGAAAATGCTTGATCCTGTTTCTCATTTGGATGACTGTAACTTCAACCACTATGCTTTACAGCTCAGTATTTATATGTATATTATACTTAAGCACAATCCTAAGTTAAAGCCGGGAAGAATCTTTATACATCATATCACATTTGAGCAAGAAGGAGAAGATCAATATGGGTATCCGGTTACAGCAAAAGATTCTGAGGGTAACCCAATAGTAAAAGAAGTAATACCTATGGCTGTACCTTATCTTGTAGATGAGGTTATCTCCATACTACATTATATCAAAGACCATCCAGTAAAAAAGAAATAACATGTTAGCAAGACTATTTGATGTTCAGAATGGAGTAGTAGTTCCCACAGAACACTGCTATACACTCAAGGCTCTTAAAGATGTTATGGACAACTATCCAGAAGATCACCTAAAGATCTACTTGTACCTTTTTTACATGACATGCCCTAATCCGGATATGAACCCTTTCTTTAATGTACCAGACATAGATAAGGAAGACATAATTCTAAAAGAAATACAAGCAGAGTTTTCTCCAGAAGATGATGACATTTTTGTAGCATTAGAGTTCTGCAAAAGAATGTATGAGACTCCTACATCTAGAGCATACAAAGGAATGTCATCTATGTTAGATAGATTAGCTAGATACATGGAGACTACCCAGATTACAGCAGGAAGAGATGGTAACATTAATTCACTAGTAGCTGCAGCCAAAAACTTTGATCAGATTAGAGCTTCATTTAAAGGTGTATACAAAGACTTGCAAGAAGAACAATCAAGCAAAGTTAGAGGTGGCCAGGGGCTTGCATATGACAGTTAATTATGAGTGAAATTTATCAAGACATACCAACCTATGACAATGGAACATGGACAACAACTAGCTTTGAATCCAGAGAGGACTTCAGTAACTTCATATTTGGAGTTTTCAAACAACCCGGTAATTACGGATTCAACAATACAACTAATCAGGTATTTATATCTGAGTCAAGAAAGTTTAGAGATAATGGAGTATATTGCACAGCCCCGTTTAAATCAAAAGACTTTATTGCATATTGGGATGATCAAAAGCTAAAGTGCCGGAAAGGCATAATTGTAAAAGCAGATAACAACACATGGTTTCTTGCAAGAGAATACTATATGTGGTTAAACTTTCTACCAATCTTTGATAAGGAACAGCAGAAGTTTGACTTTGCTAAGATCCGGGATGCTCAGTATCACATGGCTCTTTATGAGTTATTATCTGAGTTGAACTACAAGCATGCTGCTATTCTTAAGAAACGTCAGATTGCATCCTCTTACTTTCATATGGGTAAGTTCATAAACCAGCAGTGGTTTGAAGCAGGGGTTACACTTAAGATGGGAGCCAGCCTCAAGGATTATATCAATGAGAAAGGATCCTGGAAATTCTTACAGGAATACGCAGCCTTCTTAAATGAGCATACAGCATGGTATAGACCTATGTCTCCAGACAAGGTAATGATGTGGCAACAGAAGATTGAAGTAAGAAAAGGAGATAGAAAAACAGAGGTTGGTCTCAAAGGAACCATACAAGGTATGTCATTTGAGAAAGATCCAACAAATGGTGTAGGGGGTCCAGTAAAATACTTCTTCCATGAGGAAGCAGGTATTGCTCCCAAGATGGATCAGACATATGAGTACATGCGCCCAGCCATGAGATCAGGTATGGTTACTACAGGTATGTTTATTGCAGCAGGATCTGTGGGTGACTTATCTCAGTGTAATCCGTTAAGGGACATGATCCTCAATCCTACATCTAAGGATATTTATGCTGTAGAAACTAATCTTATAGATGCAAAAGGTACTGAAGGTCTGTCAGGATTGTTTATTCCTGAGCAGTGGTCAATGCCTCCATACATTGATGACTATGGTAATTCACTTGTAATAGAAGCATTAAAAGCTTTAGATGAGCAGTTTGCTAAATGGAAAAATGAATTATCTCCAGAAGACTACCAGCTAAGGATATCTCAGCACCCTAGAAACATTGAAGAAGCATTTGCACACAGATCTGTATCTGTATTTCCTCCACACCTTATTGCTGCGCAAAGCAAAAGAATAGAAGAGAAAGAATATGCATATGAGTTTCTAGATATTACTACAGATAGCAACGGAAAACCTACAGTAACCAAAAGTAATAAGATGCCTATTAAGGAGTTTCCAATTACTAAGAAGACTGAAGATAAAACCGGAGTTCTTGTTGTATGGGAAAGACCTATTGCAGATCCAGCCTTTGGACAGTACTATGCATCTATTGACCCCGTGTCAGAGGGTAAGACTACAACATCAGAGTCCTTATGTTCTATTTATGTAATGAAGGCTCCAGTCCAAGTGACTAAGGTTACGGGAACAGAGACTGAAACATACATAGAACCAGATAAGATTGTAGCTGCTTGGTGTGGTAGATTTGATGACCTTAATAAAACTCACCAGAGACTAGAGCTTATCATAGAATGGTATAATGCCTGGACAGTAATTGAGAACAACATCTCATTGTTTATCCAGTACATGATATCAAGAAAGAAACAGAGATATCTAGTACCTAAGAGTCAGATCATGTTCTTGAAAGACCTTGGTTCAAATACTAACGTATTCCAGGAGTATGGTTGGAAGAACACAGGAACACTATTTAAACAACACCTTCTTAATTATGCTATTGAGTATACTAAGGAAGAATTAGATATAGAAACAAAAACAGATGGGACTATTGTAAGAACCAAGTATGGTATAGAAAGAATACCTGATCCAATGTTACTTACTGAGATGCGTGAATATGCCGCAGGAGTCAACGTGGATAGACTTGTTGCATTTTGTGCATTGGTTGCTTTCATGAGAATTCAACAGTCTAACAGGGGTTATGCTAAGAGAACCATTATGGATGATGCAGCCAAAAACTTGCAAAAGTCAGAAAATTTGTTTAAATTAAATAGTAGTCCATTCAGGCATATGGGTAAGTCTCAGTATAGTAATGGCCAAGGAGTTAAAAGATCTCCTTTTAAAAATTTTAAATAAGAGCTATGCAAGTATATAATGCGCTTCAAACCAAAAAGGGAGCAAAGGTTCAACATAACAGACTGGGTAGTATTACTCAGCCATTACAGTTTTTATCTAAAAAAGATAAGGATGATGAATGGGCAGCTTGGAACTTAGACTGGTTAGAATGGAATGGTCTGAAGCAAATCCGCAGGAATGCCAGAAAATTAATGAAGAACTATAAGCTGGCTAAAGGTGTTATAGATAAGACAGATTACATTGTAGAAGAAGATAATGATTACAGAGATATAGTAGAGACCTTAACTAAAGAAGATGAATCAGCATTAGAGTTAAAGTTTTATCCCATTATCCCCAATGTAGTCAATGTACTTGTAGCAGAATTTGCAAAAAGATCCACCAAGCTTACTTACCGTGCGGTAGATGAGTATTCTTATAATGAGATGATGGAGCAAAAGAGACAAGCTGTAGAAGAAGTTCTCATGGCTAATGCTCAAATTAAAATTACAGCAGCTTTATTAGAACAAGGTTTAGACCCTGAGTCTGAAGAAGCACAGCAACAACTTGCACCAGATAACTTAAAGACCTTACCAGAGATTGAATCTTTCTTTAAGAAGGACTATAGATCTATGGCTGAGCAATGGGCAACACACCAACACAAGGTGGATGTTGAAAGATTTGGTATGGATGAGCTAGAAGAAAGAGGTTTCCGTGACATGCTTATTACAGATAGAGAGTTCTGGCATTTTAAAATGATGGAGGATGACTATGAAGTAGAGTTATGGAACCCACCTATTACATTCTACCACAAGTCTCCGGATGCAAGATATATCTCCCAAGGTAACTGGGTAGGTAAAACAGATATGATGACTGTGGCAGATGTAATTGATAAGTATGGTTACATCATGACACAAGAGCAGTTAGAAGCTCTTGA